ATCTATTTTGCTTTGCAGTTCTACGCTATCCATTAAAGTAACTACAGCCTCATAATTAGTTCTAAATTCTCGATCTGTTGCTATAAGGCTATCAAATTGTCTGCATCCATATAGAACGGTAGCGTGATCTTTACCTACTAGCCTGCCTATTCTCATAAATGTAAGGTTTAAAAACTCCCTGCAAATTTTGAATAACATAAACCTGGCATCTACATTATGCCTGTATCTATCCTTTGCTAGTGGGTCTGCATTTGTAACTTGTCTTATTACTTTTACAATCGTGCTGATATCGTTTTCTAATAACGTCATTGTTTGTTGGTTTTAAAAGGGTTTTGTTTTATGCGTTTTGTAATACACTTTTTCCTATCTCTTGCGAAATATTCCAGGGATCATTCCAAAATTCTTTAGATCTGTGCATAGATCCATATTCATTGGATGATACTTGGTACCTGGAGGGTACTGTTACAAAAATATTTATCTTAATTGAATGGTATGGTAGGTGACATGCCCCGCTTCGTAATGCTTTCTTACACTTTTTTGTGGTTTCTCCACCTATTTTCCATGCCTCTCCTGAATTGATGAGGTCTTGAATCTCTTGGTAATTGAATTGCTTTTGCAACTCTTTTATTTTACGTTCGTTCATAATAGTAGTTTTTTTTTTCAGTGTAAATTATCGTCTGACAGGGCTAAATTAACAATTTAGTCTGACATACCAAAATAATTTATATCCGAAATTGAATCATCGTTCACCTGGGGGTGACCAAATAAATCCTGTTTACCTCTTATGTTATGGAATAAGGTAGATATAAAGTCTTCGCTTGCTCCAGGGTATAACAATCTTAATTGTTCTTTTAATTCTTGATCGGCTTTTCTAAATGACATGATAAATTATTTTTTAAAGTTAAAGTTCTCTTGATTTCTTAAGTCTTGTTTCTCTCTTATAGATATAACATTATCCATATAGCCTTTAGTTTCTAAGACTAGTTCTTTGACCTGTTCTAATTGCTTTTCAACTTCGTTTAGATAGATTAAAGATCTGTTCGGTTCGTATTTATATTTCCTGGAGATGGTATCTAAAATGTTTCTCTCCAAAAACTTTCCCATTTTTATATTGCTTGACATAATTAATCGTTTAATTTTTTAAATTGTAATACTAGATTATCTTTCCAATGATCCTTATCGTTGAGGTATTCATCTATGATCTTATTAACTAAAGGAATTTCCTCTACTCCAAGGGTAGATAGTTTTGTTACCAAGGCATCAATATGATTTTGAATATTCATAAAAAACTCCTCATCATTCTCAGCAAACTTGTTGACGTACTTCTCAATCTCCTTTTCCAATTCAAGTTCTGCCTGCTTTACTTTATGTTTTAATGAGTGTTTAAAAATCTTTGTGTCTTTAAGATCATCAAATGCCTCTAACATTAATTGTCCGTAGATAACCGCTTTGGTTATGCTGTAAAATACTTCTTGTTTTTCCATTATTTTAGTGATGTTTTTAATTGTTCTCTTGTCATTCCATATTCGTTTTCAAGCCAATCTAAAAATGTTTCTTCGTCTTTAGATCTTACTAAAATAGAAGTGGCCTGAGAAAATACATTGCTTGTTATACTTGATACGATTGATACTGCTACAGGGCATTCAGAGTTTTCTCCTATAATTTCATGGACTAAATCGTTAAACTTATGCTTCCAGGAAACATCTTCCCAATATCCTGTAGTCCATCCGCTTTCTATATCTTTCCATCCTTCCTTGAATTCAACGTCCATATAACCTCTCCATGCATTTGAATTTACCCATTTGCAATCTTTTACAGGTTGGTGATCCTCATCATCATCAGAATAAATTTCTTCGTAGTATGTATTGAATGCCTTCCCTATTTCATGCGGGTAATAATATTTTTTTGTCTCCTGATCTTGGGGTGACCATGTCTGAATTACAGTAGAGCGATTAAAAGCCTCGTAATAGCATTCTTCACATAGGATCTCATCGTTACGGTCGTATTGATAAAAATCTAGATCTTGATCTATCTCTTGCTCGCAGCAATCACAAAAATTTTTTTTCATTGTTTCAGTTTTTATTATTATACAAAGACGAGGGAGCCAAAAATCATGGAGTCGTTCAAAACATTTCTCCCTCGTTTCGCCTGAGTTACACAGGCTCATCAGTTTGCTTTTTCTTTTTTGTAGGTTTCAGGTAAACTATATACCCTTCATCTTTTAAAAGATCTTTTGCTTTTGCTACCTTTCTCTGTTGAGATCTGTAGTGTTCGAATATTTCATTAGTTATAGCCATAGTTTAAATTTTAGTATGCACTTATTGGCATAGATTGATTTTGTTCAAATGTTTGCTCTAGTTCTTCACCTTGTAAATAAATTGGTGCTGTCATCCTGTGCATGATCTTTGCTAAACTGTCTGCAAGATCTACCAGGAAATCATCCTGCTGCCAATCTGTTATAGTACAATCGTTTCCGATCCTTCCTAGTATCCCGCCTCCTAAATAGTTTTGGTAGGCTGTCATTTTTTCTCCTGGGTAACCTTGGTTTTCTAGGCAGATCTCTATACCTCCGCCTCTTGTAGTTACTTTTTGTCTGATAATATTAAAACGAGTCTTCATTATATGTGATTTTTATTGGTTCTATTTTAAATGTTTTGCAAAGTTTGTTGTACGTTTCTAGTCCTGAGGATGACATTCTTTGGGCCTCCCAACCAAGATCTATAATTTGATCCTGGATTTCTGCTAGTTTTTTTGATGTTATTACAGCCATTATGAATTGTATTTTAAAGTGAAGTAGATCATGTCTAACAATTCATCCTTTGGTTCATCCAAATCAATGATGCTCATAATCTCGTCAATTACTCTCATCATTCCTTTACCTTCGGCAGCATCGTGTGAGTCTCCTGCCTCAAGTAATTCCTGGGCCTGTTCTTCTAGGCTGTAACGATTTGGGGTGACCTCCTCTTCATTCTCAACCCAAGGACATGCCTTATTGTATAGAGAGAGAGCAAGATCTTTATTACCTATAGCAGTCATAAGAATGTTTAACTCGTTACGCTGTGCTGTACCTCTTCGATATACTCCAGGATCCTCAGATCTTTGATAATGCCAATCATGACTGTTAAGAGCGTTTTGTAATTTCATGATCGCTTGTAATTTTTGAATTTCAGTTTGCATTGTAATAGTTTTTTTAGTTATACAAAGACGCTCCGCAGAGCGTTTCGCCTGGATCTCACAGGCTCATCAGTTTGTTTATCCCAGGTATCCAAAACTTGCGTTAGGATCTACACCTTCTGTTACCAGGTGAAAGACTAGCATTGTAAATGTTAGTGCCCATAGTGTGAATAAAGATCCTAAAAGGCTATTGATTACGATTGATTGAATTTTGTTTAACATGATTTTCAGTTTAGATTATTTATTAATTAATTAAAGTTTGTAAGGTTCATTAGATCAGATTGTCTCTCAATAAGATCCATAGCGGATAGCAATGCTATTCCTAAGAAAGTAATTGCTATTCCAACTACTGTTGCGATTAGTACTAATTTTAATTTTGATTTTGACATTTTATTTATTTTAAATTATTTGACAATGACGCTTCGCAGCGTTTCGATCATAAAGATCTCATCAGATTGCCTGGTATAATTCTTTATCTACCTGCATCCATAAATTGTAAACATAGTTGTAGTTGGTGCCTAACATGTCGGCAAGGTGTTGAAATAATCTCTCTCTAATTAGACTGTCTTCTACACCAATGATGATGTACACGTTACCTCCTCTATGTAAGCAATCCATTAAGCATACAAAAGTTGTTAAGTTGATTTTAGATCCCATATCATCTGTTGGGTAATTTTCCTGGTAGAATTTTCTTAATGTTAACATCGGTTTTAGTTTAAATTAATTTTCGATTAGACATCCCGAAGGATGTTTCGCCTGGATCTCACAGGCTCATCAGTAATCTTATGCTCTCGCAATTATCGAGTCCAAGGTGTCTGCAATTGCATGTAGATCTCGAAGGATCATAATATCGTGTGAGTATAGACGATTGGCCTCTGATCTTAAATTTGTGTAGTAGTAACCGTCATAGATACCGTAAAGAGAATTTACCAGGTCACTTGCTCTGAAGCCTCCGTTACTTATTTTGTTGATCGTAGTTTGGATGAAAGACATCATCATTGGGTTAAATGTTGTTTGTCTATCGAATCTGTTGAAGGCTGTGAAATAGTTTGAATTTGTCATTTTTATTTTAGTTTAAATTAATTAGTTATTAGTAATTGTTACTTCTCATGAAGGTTGCAAATAATGCGATTGGTATTGCTAGTGCTATTAAGATCATGGCTTATTGGTTTAAGGTTAATGATTCCTGGTAAACATCTGTCATTTGTAACCATCCATGAACAGACATGTATAGATCACGCTTAGAAGTGTGAAAGTCATAAACCTTATTTGATCTAGCGTTAAAAGACATTGTGTCGTGGTAAGCAATTCCTAGTTTTAAAACAGACATTTGAAATTTGATGTCTTCGATGTTTAGGAAAGAAAGTCTTGAAGTGTTAGACTTTACTGTTTGTGTTGCTGTAGTTGAAATTTGTACTCTCATGATTTTCAGTTTTAATTAATAATGTTTGAACGATGGTACAAATATATAGAATTATTTTGTTAACATCCAAATGTGAATTAAAAAAAAATCGTCATTTCGGCTGTCGTAACCTGTAAAACCTAGGAAAAAAAATTTAAAAAAAGTTTTGGACGATCGTCCGAGCGGGGGGTATTTGGGGGGTATTTTGGTTACCTGGGAGGGATTCGAACCCTCAACCGACAGATTAGAAGTCTGTTGTTCTATCCAATTGAACTACCAGGCATTTTGCTTTACATATTGTCCGTAACGTGTAAAGGTTTTGGGGTTTTCTTATCAGATCATTTTGGGGTGACCTTATCAAATTACTGTAAGGGAATATAAAGATCCCTAATAAGATAGTTATAGATACGTCTTAACTGTATACGTCCATATACGGTAACACAAAACTGTTGACCTTTAAAACTCTTCTTCTTGGTTAACCTATCAACAAACCCTAATGCGAGTAACTTCTTATGTTCCCTGTAGATTGGTGTCTGATTAGATCTATTGGCTAACCATCCCATACGTTCACAAATAGATATAACTTCTGGCATAGTATAATAACTGAACGATTGTTTATTCTCACTCTCTCGTATAGCACATGCTAAAAAGATCATAACCGTTCTATGTTGTATGTCCTCATCCAGGCTGCGGATGTATTTACTCACGCTATGATGATGACTAAATAACTCTACTAATTTCTTCGCTACAACCATGGACGTATCAACATGTAAATAGCAAAAATCACCAGGCCAATATCACCTACCTTTTCCAATATCTTGAATGAGTCTTCGTATTGTTGTTGGCTCCTTCCTTGTCTTAAATTTTCGTCTTGTTCATTCATCGTTATTTAGTTTTAATTGTTAGTACTCAAAATCTTCAGGGCATTGCATCGTTAACAAACCGACAGCCATTTTTTTTGGCCCAGGTGTCGCAGCGTTTCCCTTTTGGATCAAATGCCAGGGAAAAATACACTCCTGGCTTACAGAACCAGTAGCAAAATGTGTAACATACTGGTTACCAGGTGGTATGGGTGGGTATGTCTGAGTCCTAGGTGGACTGTTTCGGCCATTTGATCTCGTTTTGCCAGGGTACCCAGTTCCTCATTTCCAGTCTCCCTTTTGCCCACTCACCCCCATATACTAGGTGTTGCCACATAAAAACATCTACAATGACGTTCTGAGCAAATCTAAGAAACTTTTTTTAATTTTTAGTATACTTATGCCAGTCCATTTTTTAACCTATCTTAAAACGTCTGAAAAGAATTCGGGGTGACTAAAACATGTATTATATTAGTTTAATTTAATATACTAGTGTATTATATATTATATATATATTATATATATTATACTATATATAGATAGGTAGCCAATCTGTCTAGCCAGGATAGCCATAATGTCCAACTCTTAATATTATTGTTAAAAACTTGTTAATGCATCTTAATTGAACAACCGTTCAAATTGCATAAATTGTAACCGATGGAAATGATTGGTCAAAAAATAGCGGTTAAGGTTTCTAAAAAATACAATGACGAGGTAGAGTTTTCTACTGGGGAAAAACTATTTATGGACGTTACCTGGAATCCAGAGCATCACGTTACAATATGTGGAGAGGTCGTGGCTTTGCCTAGAGGAGAGTGGTGTAAAAATACCAGAGGCGAATGGATAAAGAAGGAGTTACTTATAGGCGATCTAGTCTATTTTAATTATCTCACAGTAGATAAGGAAAATTTAGTAACAGGCGAAAGGGACGTTTACCTTGTCGATTTAGAAGAATGCTTCTGTTATGTAAGAGGCGGGAATCTTACTGCTATTTCCAATCACGTTTTGATAGAGCCATTTATGATTGAAGATAAAATTGGGTCTATTTATGTTGGTGTGCCAAAGAAGAGTGAGACTGAGGGTTATGTAAGGCATATTGGTGAGCCATTAAAAGGAGAAGATGAATTAGGTTTGAATAGCGGGGATTTAGTAAGGTTTCATGAAAGAAATTCTTTTCTCAACAAAATCGAAGGAGTCGAATATTATGTAATGAAACAACAAGACTTACTTGGACAAATTATTGGAAGGGCCATATAACATACCAAAATGTATATTTGAACATGCGAAGTTATATGTAGATACTCGTGTGATGGCTAACCGAGACCACTACAAAAAATTATACTGGAAATCTAGAAGTTATTTATACAAACATCCAATATTGTTTGATGAGCCAGTTGACAACGAATTTTACACAGATTTTAAGGGAATATTAGCGGAACTGTTAGTTAGACACCATTTTGATTTAAAAGGTGTTAATTATACTACCTCAGCCTTTGTAAAGGAAAAAGGAGTTAGTGATGCAGATCTAATAGTTAATGATCAAAAGATTGATGTTAAGGGTTGTGAGAGATCTCTTAAGGTTAATATGTTTACTATTGAGAAATTGGATGTAGACTATGTGTTGTTTGTTTTATTTCTTTCAGGTCAAAGGTATGTATTACTTAATTTCAAAAAGAGTGATATAAAGGATTGGAATGTGGTTACTATAAACGAACGTAACAAGTATTATGAGTTTAAGGTTGATAAACGTAAGTTTAGATATGACACCCCCGATCAAACTACCCCCAAATAAAAATTTTTAAAAACGAGTAGCGAAAATATCGCCCCGAAATGAAGAAACATGTTAAATTATATCACGAGTCATTTCTGTATGAACCAGGAGATTGGATTGGATGTGAAGTATGTAATAATACTGCGGTTGATATACACCATATAGAACCCAGGGGAATGGGAGGATCTAATGAAAAGGATACCCCCGAAAACTTACAAGCACTGTGCAGGGAATGTCACTCATATTTCGGAGATAAAAAGAAATTTAAGAACATGCTAAAAATAATGCACTATGAAAGAGTTAAAGAAATTCACGAATCACTTAAAGGCAGTTAACCTACCAAAAAAATTACTGGCAGAATATATCTTACAAATGAAGATAGATACTCCATACCACCCTGCGATAAAGTTGCTTCAAATTCATTGGGATAATAAGTTATAGACTTTGTATTGCTCTTTCAATTTTGTCTACAACAGACATCTTAACACCATAAAGATCTGGTGAGTTAGCATTATCTAATGCTGCTAATACATCAAGTAAGAGTTCAACCTTTCTTATCGCAAGTACATCTACTGCATTCTGATCACTAAGTATAAATGGTTGATTCTCTCCTGCTGACATATTATTCTTCTTTTTTGATTTTTTTAATTTGTTTGATCATTTCTTTAGAAGGCTTATTTTTCTTACCTCCTTTTTTTCTTGCGGCTCTAATATTATCCCACAAACCTCTTGGAGAATAACTACCATCTGCTCTTTTTAGCATTTTACCCATAGTTAATTATTTATGAGCCACATCCAACACACTCAATATACGAATCTGTTGGCTTAACTCCATTAATTTTCATGTTCAAATTATGAATCTTGTCAGCAATTTCCATTTGCTCTCCAAAATCAGAAGTCATAGATTTTAAGACTTCTAATTCTTCTACTTGTTGTTTTAAATCTGTAGCCATTAATTAAAGTTTGTTTTACCACTTGTTGTAGATGATCCTCTACCACCTCTACCACCTAATAGATAACCAAATCCATTTTTTCTAGCCCATGCAGCAGATTCTTTTTCAGATGTTTGTGATTTGAATATGTCATATAATTCTTTAGGAGTCATGTCATTACCTCTTTTTCTCATACTAAGTGCTAGTGAAGAAACTAAACCTTTAGGTAACCCTTCAGCCCAATGTTGTTTCTTAATCCAATCCTCTCTAGTTTGAGTAATAACCTTTTCTTCTCTAGTAGGAACTTTTTCAATGACTTTTTGCTCTGTCTCTACAGTTTTAACTTGATCATCACGATATTTTTGTGCAGCAATCCTAAACTTTTCTAAGGTTGGGTACTTCTTTTTTAAACTAGGGTCTGCGTTATATACATCTTCATCTGTATTACCAGTTGGTTTAAATGTATTGATTTCTTTAGTCCCCTTAATTATTCTTTCTACTTCTTTTTCACCTTCAATAATTTCGGTTCTCTGTCTTTTGTTAGCGGTATTTTCATCACCACCTATATAATTCCAGTCATAATTATCATCTTCGGCTTTTTTCTGAATCGCTGCCGCTCTTCTAATCGCTTCTTCTTTATCAAAATCAGAAGCAAGTTGTTTACCTTCTGCATCAAAATCTTTCTTTTTTTGAATTTCAGCAAGTCTTTCGTCTTTTTTTGCTTGAATTTCAGCATTTCTTTTAGCCTTGAAGTTTGCTATTTCTTGCTCTCTTTCAGCCCTTTTCTTT